AGGTTGACGCTTGCCGCCGGTCAGCCGTCAACTGAAAACCAGTTAACGCTCGGCGCAAACAAAAACCCCGGCGCGATGGCCGGGGCTTTGGTTCGGTTGAGGCTGGAGGGTTAGTGCGCGATCAGATTGTGACGCCCGTTTAGCAGCTGATCAGGCACCGGCAAGCCGGCCGCCTTGAACGATTCGATTCGGTCGGTCAGCGCATTGTAAGCGGCGGCAAGGTCAGGCGTCACAAGTTTGCCGTTCCAGAGTTTCTGACCGGGCTCGAGCGTTGCCGCGGCGAGCTTGGAATAAACGGGCGCGCTCATGCTGTCACCTTGGAATAGACGGGCATGCCAAGATAAGTCGCGCCGATCGACTCAGTGTTATCAGCGCCAGCGCCAACCGACTTAAGGCAAGCGGTGCGCAACGGCCCCGGCGTAAAGCCGCGCATGATCGCGGCAACCGGATCGGCGCCGGCGTCGATATCGTCACAGACATCGGCAACGCGGCCAAGGTACTGCGGCAATGCGTACACGTTGTAATAGGCGCGCTTATTCTTGGCGGCCTTGGCTTCCTGCTTACGGTCAAACTCTGTGACCGCATGGTTGAGGAGCTGGCGGGTGTTCATCACGCCACCTGCTCGAGCTTGGCGCTGATATCGGCGAGCGTTGCGCCGGTCAGTGTCATCGGCAATGGCTTGCGGTTCAAGCTGACCAGAACGGCCAGCCATTGGCCGCCGATCCGCTTGACGTGCCAGATCTCGCCGGCGCCGTATGCGACATAATGAGACTTGCCAGGAAACTTGCGGGTTTCAATGTTGGGGAAGTTGCGCATTCGGTCAGTTCCTTTCGTTTCGATACCAACACCATCCCATACAACCAAACCCCCGTCAATACCAAACGCAAAGAAATTTGAAAGATAACGCTTGACGGTTTGCTATGGGTGTGAGATCGTTGCTTGGTTAGAGAAAGGAACTTGAACGATGAGCAAGATATTAGGACATGAATGGGCGGACATCCAGCGCGTGCAGCAGACGCGCGGCGCTAGCCTGCCACGTACCATCGACACATCCAAGCCAGGCGATTACGGCGCCGATCCGATAGGCGATGGCACGTTTCGCATGGTGCCAAGCGGCGATATAGTTGATTACGCTGAACGCTGCAGACGGTTAGCTAACAGGTGAGACCGTGAAGCGGTCAGCCTTGCAGCTGGGACGGCTCGAGCGCAAAGAAAGTTGAAAGATAACGCTTGACGCTTTGCTCGGGGCGTGAGAGGGTTGCTTGGTTAGAGAAAGGAACCGAACCAAATGAACGCCATGCAACTTATCCAAGCCGCGCTCACCGCACCACATACGCATGCCGTGGTGACGCGCTACGTTGACGGCAGAGAGCGGCGCTTCACGACGCGCAGCGCAGCGTCGGCAGAGAGCTATGCCGTTGGCGAGCGGCGCAAGATCGGACGGCAGTTGATTGACCGTGAGTCGGGGCTGACTGTCAGCGTAGTGTCGGTTGAAGTGGTGGCGCTATGAGTTACACGGTAACAGACCAGCCGCTCGCCGCTAAAGGTCTCACGTCCTATCGTTGCCGCAATCGGTACGGTTGGACAATGATCGGCGCCAAGGATGTAGACGATGCAATGCGCGAAGCTAGGCGTTCAGCCGATGACGCTAAGCGCCGCGACCTGCAGGTGTGGAATGGAACGGAGTACGTTGACGCCTGAGACCGTGAAGCGGTCAGCCTTGCAGCTGGGGCGGCTCGAGCGCTCGCCGGCCAGGTTACGCCGGCGATCGTCCATAGATGGCCGTTTCGGTCCTAGGTCGACGGGTAGGGGTACGGGGGGCCCTAGAATAAAGACGGTACTTGCCCATACGGGTACAAGTCTAGTCTGGGAGGCGATTAGCACCGCGCAGGAATCTGGCCGCGGCAAAATTTTTGCACCAAACCAAAAGCCGTTTTTTGCTAGAAAAAATTTTGACAGTTCCCGGCTGACAGCTGACACCTTGCCGCCCACCCTCAACCGGCGCTACCCTACCGCCCATGACCGAACCAACCGAGATCGTCGTCCTCATCGACGCCAAAACGAAAGCGCTCCGCAGTGGCAACCGCTGGTGCGTGCAACGGCGTCAGCCGGACGGCTCCTGGGATATGGATCGCGTGTGGACCGGCGGTCGGCGTTCTCTGCTGCAGTACCTCGACGAGCAGGGCATCGTCCCGACGCGCGACGCCGAGACGGCTCTGGGCGCCATCGCCGAAAGTTCAGGGTTTCGCGAGCGCGGATAGGGTGTTGACTTTTCGGCTTTTCGGGCGCATGAACATAAACATGCGTTAGCGCACCCGAAAGGAACCGACTTGGCTTTCACCGCCACTGACCGTATCGCCGAACCGGCGAACGGCGTTGCCGCCAGCAAAGACGCCCATCTATGGGAGCGGCAGAAAGAGGACTGGTACGTCGAGCCCGACTGGGTTTCTAGCCGCCTGTTCGCCCAAGAGCATTTCGAGGGAACCGTTGTTGATCCGTCGTGCGGGCTAGGCCGAATTGTAACCTCCGCTCGGGTTCACCGCGATAACGCCAAGGTGCACGGCGACCACCGCATCACCAAGGCGCTCGGCTACGACATCGTAAAGCGCTCCAAGGTCTGCAATGAAGACCTCGAGGACTTCCTGACCTCCGACTATGAGACCGACAATATCGTCTCCAACCCGCCCTTCGGACTGTGCGCCAAGGCAAGCACCAGGAACGGTCTCAAGGAAGACTTCGCCTACGTCAAGAAAGCCCTCGCCACCGCGGAGAAAAAGGTCGCCTTGCTGCTTCCGCTCCCGTGGCTCACTGGCGCCGACAAGGGCGCGTGGCTGCGCACCACCCCGCTCGCCAAGGTGCTGATCATCACCCCACGACCCTCCATGCCGCCCGGCCCGGTGATCGAAGCCGGGTTAAGCCCAGGCGGCGGTACCGAGGATTTCTGCTGGTGCATCTGGGACCACGCCCACCGGGGACCGCCGACGCTCGGCTGGTTGAACCGCGATGCTTGAGGATGACGACGAAACGGAAGAGAGCGTGGCCGCCCGGTTAGCGCTTTGCGACCAGGTCCGCCCCTACGCCGAGAAGTTGAGAGACATGGCAACCGCCGCTCTGAAAACCTCCGGTCAGGAGTGGCGCAGCGTCGACCTGCAGGTAGCCTTCATCACCGCCATGTTCGCTGACGCCATCGAAGAAGATCGGGCTAAACGCCAATGACTACCACCGTTGTAGACGGGACCCTCACGCCCACCACCATCCACGTCTATGAGGCCATCCGACAGTGCTGGATCGTCTACGGGGAGGCGCCGAGCCAGTACAATCTGCAGGTCGCCTGCCGGTGCTCCAACACCAGCGTACAAAAAAGTCTCAAGGCTCTGCGCGATAAGGGCCACATCCTGCACGCCAAGTTCAGCGTAAAGTCGATGAAGCCGGTCGACATGGAACGCCGCGTGTTCCGCGATCCCCCGGATCCGTTCGCCGAGCTCGAAGAACCAGTGCGGTACTGGAAGGACCAATGACCAACGTCCACAAGTTCGAACCGGTACTCGTCGGCGAAGGCTTCCGCTTCGACCCCGACGAGATTCTGGAACAGGCAAAAGGTCGGGGCTTCACCAACATCGTCGTCATCGGCGAGAACCCAGACGGCACGACGTGGGTCAGCAGCGCTGCCAACGCCGGCGAAGCCATGATATTGATGGAGCGCGCCAAGAAGTTCATTGTGTTCGGAGACGACGAATGACCGCCCAGATCATCGAGTTCGCCACCCGCCAGTCCGTCCAGATCGGCACTATCGCCAACTACGACGATCGCGTCGGCTACACGATCGAGATCACGCCGACCGATGCCGGTTGCCGTTGGAGCCTCTACACCAACGAAGACAGCATCGAACCGTACGAAGCCCAGGTTGCAGCCGATCTGGCTTCGATCGCGTTGTCACTGAGCCCGCCCCCGCGTACCTTCTTCGAACGGCTGAAAGCCCTCTTCACAGGAGATGAGCAGTGACCAACAAGCGCTACGTCACCACCAAGGACATCACCATCCCGGCGGGAACGGAGGTTCAGATCGCGCCGCATACGATTTCCCGCGCTGTGCGTTTTGGTTCTATCCTGCTGGGCGTCACCAAGGACGTGACGTCGGAATGGACGATCCCTCTCGACGAGGGCCTCGAAACCGGGCTGGTCAAGGAAATTGGCGGGCTCATCATGGAGAACGACAAATGAACCTCATCCACAACGCCTTCACTGAAAACCTCGGTACCGACTTCGTCGCCCTCAACCCAGCAGGTACCCCGGTCGGCCGCGCCGGAACCCGCGAAGCGCTCGAGCAGGCCCACGCCGGCGCCGATGTCCGGATCCTCGACGCCACCGAACTCGCCAAGCTCACGCCCACCCTCGCCGAGGCAGCGACAGCTTCCCTCGACGGACCGTTCGCCGCGGTGGTGGCGCAGGGAGTCGGCGTCAAGGACCCCGACGGCAATGAACCGCAGGACGCTGCGCCCGCCAAGGACCCTTTCGATCACGACGGCAAAGACGGTCCCGGCGGCAGCCTCCCCGGTAAGGATAGCACCGCGCACAAAGGCGCTGCGAAGAAGGCCGCCGCCAAGAAGTGACTGCTTGACGCCGGTTGATATTGCTGGTGAATTGAGAAGGCCCAGAGCGCGGAAACGCTCTGGGCCTAAGTTTGTCACGAGCCGTGGAAGGGCTACAAATGACCACCGAAACCGATATCCTCAATCACCGCCGGGTTCAAGTATTCCGGGAACGCTTAGCGTCATACCTACGGCCTGAGTTGATCGTGCCGGAGCTTGGCGAATGCCATATCTGGCAAGGGCACTGCTCGATCCGAGATTACGGCGTGATCCGGTTGCTCGGGCGTAATTTTCCGGTTCATCGGGTCGCATATGCGTTTGCCAACGGGCCGATCCCGCCGGGCGATAGCTGGGACGGCGCAGGCGGATACACGAAGACCTTGGTGCTCCACCGTTGCGACGTGAAACGTTGCGCGAATCCTGCGCATCTGTTTCTCGGCTCGACCGCCGATAACGTTGACGATAAGATGCACAAAGGTCGAGGCAGGATAGTCGGTACCGAAAATTATCGCGCCAAACTGACTGACGACGAGGTTCGAGCTATCCGGGCGGACCCACGTATTCAAGCGGAGATTGCTGCCGGTTACGCGGTCAATCAGCAGAGTGTGAGCAACATAAAAACGCGGAAAACGTGGAGCCACGTTCCTGACTGATCTGACCCCCAGCGAGTTAAATTTCGCGCTTAGAAACTTGGAGTTACTAGACCCAGCGCAAAAAACGCAGGTGCTCCGGCTATTAGAAGAGCGTGAACAGCTAAGCGAGCTGTCAGAAGCGCGCCGGAAATTTATCCCGTTTGTGAAACGGATGTGGCCAGATGTTGTTCTCGGTGCCCACCATGAAATTATGGCGGAAGCCTTCGAGGATTTGGTCTTCGGCAAGCTTAACCGGCTGATCATCAACATCGCACCGCGGCATTCCAAGTCGGAAATGACGAGCTGGTTGTTCCCACTCTGGTTTCTTGGGCTGCATCCCCGCGCCAAGATTATGCAGTGTATGAATACCCAAGACCTTGCCTCCGGTTTTGGTCGACGAGTGCGAAATACGATTTCCCGAGAAGCCATCTCGACTGAACTTAAAGGCTTAGACCCGTACCATGACATCTTCCCCGAGATGGATCTGGCAAAGGACTCTGGAGCGGCTAACCATTGGCATGATATCGCCGGGGGCGAGTATTATGGCGTCGGTGTCGGGGGTAAGATTGCCGGCCGCGGCGCCGATCTGCTGATCATTGACGATCCGCATTCTGAGCAGGAAGCGAAGATGGCGGAAAGCAATCCCGCAATCTTTGACAGCACTTACGAGTGGTATGTCTATGGGCCTCGTCAGCGCCTGCAGCCAAACGCTAAAATATGCGTGGTCCAGACTCGCTGGTCGAAACGCGACTTGACCGGTCGTCTTATCAAAAAGATGCAAGAAGACGAGAGCGCCGTCGCCGACAAATGGCGGGTCATCGAATTCCCGGCCATCCTTGATTCTGGAACCGAGACCGAACGCAGCCTTTGGCCCGGTTACTGGCCTCTGGAAACGCTTCAGGCCACGAGAGCCGCGCTCCCGGTGCAAGCGTTTGAAAGCCAATATCAGCAGAACCCGACCTCCGCCGGCGCGTCGATTTTCAAGAAGGAATACTGGCGCACATGGGGTGATGACGCCGAAAAGTGCCCCGGACCGCAACACGTCGCCGCGTGGGCGAACGGCGATCCGCCGGCGTGCAAGTATATCCTGCAGTCCTGGGACGCGGCCGCCACGAAGACCGAGCGCGGGCACCCCAGCGCCTTCACCGAGTGGGGAATTTTCGACGCCGAGGACCCCGACACCGGCAAGACGACCGAGAACATCATCCTCCTCTCCGCGTTCGACAAGCGCATGGAGTTCCCCGAGCTCAAACAGACCGCCAAAGAGTTCTACGAGGACACGCGTCCGGACACGCTGCTCATCGAAAACAAGAGCGCGGGCATGCAGCTGATTCAGGAGTTCATCAGCATGGGCCTGCCGGTCGAGAGTTTCACCGGCTCCAGCCGGGGGAGGTCGACCGGCGTTCGCGGCGTCGGCACCAACGACAAGATCGCGCGGGCAAATTCCGTAGTCGACGTCTTCGCCAGCAGGTTCGTCTGGAAACCTGCACGGCGATTCGCCGACGTCGTCGTCGAACAGATGTTCGAGTTCCCGTCAGGATCGGCCGACGACTACGTGGACAGCGCGGTTCAGGCCATGATACGTTTCCGCGCGGGCGGCCTCATCCGCACTCAACATGATGTTGAGGAAGAAGACGGGCCTTCGCGTTTCCGCCGGCGCAGGATGTACTGAGATGCTACACGTTTATAACGGAGCGCCTGTATAAATGGCCGACGCCGCCACCAAAGGCCAGGGCTCCGAGCGCCCCGACACGGACTTCCTCGACCCGAGCATTGCCGTGGTCATCCCGAACGAGGACGGCGGAGCAACGATCGACTTCAACGGTCCGCAGTCGCCGGCCGGGATCGACGGTGCCAGCCTCGACTTCACCGCGGACCTCAGTGTCCTTCTTACCCAGCAGGAACGCGGCCGTCTCGGCACGGACGTCTGCGAACTGACCGAGCAGGACGAGCGCTCCCGCCAGGAGTGGCGCGAATCCTATGCCCGCGGCCTCGCCCTCATGGGCCTCAACTACGAACAAAGAACCGACCCGTGGGAAGGCGCCTGCGGCGCGTTCCACCCAATGCTGCTCGAGAGCGTCATCCGCTTCAACGCCCAGGCGATGACTGACCTGTTCCCGGGCGCTGGTCCGGTGAAAACGGAAATCGTAGGAAGAATCACCGACGAGAAGGAGCGCCAGGCCAAGCGCATCCAGACCGATATGAACTGGCAGGCCAGTGAGAAGATCACCGGCTATCGGTCCGAAACGGACATGATGCTGTTCAACCTGCCACTCGCCGGCACGACCTTCCGCAAACTTTACTTCGACCCGCTACGCAAATTCCCGGCCGCCGAATACGTGCTCCCCGAGCACGTCGTCATGCCCTACACTGCGGCGGGCCTCGACAGCACGCCGCGCTTCGCCATCATCCTTCCCAAGACCACCAACTGGATCGAGGCCAAGCAGGCGCAGGGCTTCTACCGCGACGACGTCAAGGTCGGCGAAGGCGTCACTGTCACCACCCCGATCAAGGAAGCCAAGGACAAGATCGAGGGCAAGCAGAACAGCAACACCTACAAGGACGCCCTGCACCGGCTCTACGAAAGCCACATCGACTGGTACTTCGAGCAGGATCCGCTGGTCACCGACAGCCAGCCGCACCCCTACATCATCACAGTCGACAGCGTCAGCCACAAGGTCCTGAGCATCCGCCGCAACTGGCGTGAAGGCGATCCGGCCATGGAGCGCCAGGTCAGCCTCGTCCAGCACAAGTACATGCCCGGCTTCGGGCCGTACGGCATCGGGTTGATCAACATCCTCGGCGGTCTCACCGAAAGCGCCACGTCCATCCTGCGCCAGCTTATTGACGCCGGCACGCTCTCCAACCTACCCGCCGGCTTCAAGACCAAATCGACAAGGATCAAGGACGACAGCACCCCGATCAGCCCGGGCGAGTGGCGCGACGTCGATGTCGGCATGGGCGATCTCGACAAGGCGTTCCATGCCCTGCCGTACAAGGAACCGTCCTCCGTCCTCGCCGCCCTCCTTGGCCAAGTCGTCGACGAAGGCCGCCGCATCGGCTCCGTCGCCGACATGAAGATCACTGACATGACCGGCCAGAACATGCCGGTGGGAACAACTCTCGCCATCATCGAGCGGTCGATGAAGGTGATGAGCGCCGTGCAGCAGAGGCTGTACGAGAGCTTTAAGAACGAGTTCAAGGTGCTGTCCGAGATCATCGGCACCTTCATGGCCGATATCCCGTACCCGTTCGAGCTCGACCAGCGCGATCAGGCGGTCACCCGCGCGCAGGACTATGACGGCAAGCGCGTCGCGGTGATCCCGGTTGCCGATCCAAACGCCACGACCAAGGCCGAGCGTATCATGACGGTGCAGGCGGTGCAGCAGCTCAGCACCAGCGCCCCGAACATCTACGACCTCAAGGCCCTGCATCGCGACATGATCACGGTCCTCGGCAGCGACAAAGCCGACCTCTACATCCCACCCGACGAGGAAGTGCAGCCGGCGGACCCGGTGTCCGAGAACATGGCCCTGCTCACCAGCCGCCCAGTCCGTGCCGGAATCACCCAGGACCACGCCGCCCATATCACCGTCCACATGGCCGCCGCGCAGGATCCCAAGATCACGGCCATGCTGACCAACAACCCGGCGGCGCCAAGCATCATCGCGGCGACCACCGCGCATATCCTCGAGCACCTCGCCTTCCAGTACCGCAAGGACATCGAAGAGCAACTGGGCGTGCCGCTGCCGCCGCCCGGCGAGCCGCTGCCCGAGGACGTCGAGTACCAGATCAGCCAGCTCGCTGCGGCCGCCGCCGGAAAGCTGCTCGACAAGAACGTCGCCGAGGAAAAGCAGAAAGAGATCATGCAGCAGATGCAGGATCCGGTCATCCAGAACGAGACCAAGGCGCTCGAGATCAAGGCCAAAGAAGCCGAGACAGCCCAGATAAAAGCAATGAAGGATTTGGAACTCCGCGAGATCGAGATCAAGGTAAACGCGGAACTCAAGAAGTCCGCGCAAGCCGATGAGCTGC